TATTAAACCAAGTTGATAAACATTAGTAGCACCATTAGTTCCTATAGGATTAATAGATGATAAATTAGTAAATAAATTAGGATTTGTATTTTTTATAAAAATATTCCATGCCTTTGATTGACTACTAGGACCTATAACAGTAGGATCATATTGGATAGAAGTTATTTCAAAAGGATAACCCATTTGATATGTAGAACTTCCACTAGCTATTTCTCCTAATCCAGGTATACTTCCTGAAGCTCCTATGCTTCCACTTCCATAATATAAACTAGCAAACCACGGATTACTAGGGGATAAACTACTACTTATAGTAATCATAGCTTGATCCATAGGATAATATGGACGAACTATTTGTTGTACTCCATTAATTCTAGTTCCGGGAGGTATAAAATTATGATTTCCACCACTTCCACTTCCTGTAGAATATAATTGGATAAGAGGTTGATTAACAATTGACCCAGACCCCGTTGGGTAAAAATAGCCTGTATATGCTGAATTTTCAGAATAATCAGAAGGTATCCAATAAACAGCATCGTTTAAACTAATACCAGGATAAAGTGAAGTAACAGTTAATGCAGAATTTGAAGTTGGATTATATTGTCTAACTAAAAGTTGAGAAAGATAAGGAAGATTTTTAGTTATAGTATCATAATATAAAGGATTATCCGGTGATATTACATTTACATCATCTTTATTAGATCCTACTAAAAGAATATTGTTTAAACTAAATCCACCACCATTTGAATTTTCAGGATAACCTCCACCTCCCCAATTTATTTCGTAAATACAACTGTCTAATTGTTCAATAACAACACTACCATTTACTGATGGAGATGTTGTATCACCAGGCCATGATCCTGAGAATCCAAATGGAGTAATATAACTACCTGATTTAGAGTAAGTATTAATTGCTAAAGCATTTTGTTCTTTACCAATATATCTTCCTCTTATATGAGAATCATAAGTATAATTCCATTGTTGTATTTGGGCTCTAGGAGCAGTTCCATTTAAAATAGCATTTTTATTTTCAGCTATTATGGAACCATTAGTGTAATCCACTTCCATATACAACGCGTCTATTTGGTTAGTATCTACATTGTTTTGTAAAACATTAGCATCACTTCCTTCAAATTGACCATCAATATAAGGTTCTAATACTACCAAATTATTGTTTGGTGAAGCATAGGGAGCGATAGATTGTGTTACTTGAAATTGAGAATTATTTACACTATATATGTAACAATTACTAGTAAATGTATTTAAACTATTTGGAGTAGGAGTAAAAGATAAATAATATGATGAATTTTCAACAGGATATAAAGATGAACTTAAACTTAAAGTATAAGGTCCAGCAGTTGCTCCTGGGTAAGGGTTTAGGGATATACCTACTGTAGAAGAGTTTAATACAGTATCTATTCCGTTTGTTATTTGATGTAAATTAAGAGAAGCAATGATAGAACCTCCAGCAAATGAACTTCCAAAACCTGGAGTTACACTAAAACTTATAGAACAAGTTATGTTTAAAGGAGAAATATTTGGTGTATTTCCTAAAGTCCAATAACCCGAAGATGCTGTAAAATAATTTGTAGGATTAGATATTACAGAATAAGATATAACATTTCCAGTAGAAGAATCTAAAGTATTTGAACTAGCAGAAACTTGATAATTTAAAATTTCATCATCAACAGATGAAGTAACATTTGTTGGAGCAACAACATATAAATAGTATGATGGGTATTCGTTTATTGAAGCTATAAAATAATCAACAGGAGATATTATATCATCAAATAATACTCTAATATCATTTAAATTTTGTAATTCATTTGTTTGATCATTTCCATTAGCATCTTTTTTAGATATTTTAATGTATTTAACTCCTTGTGTATATGATGGTGTATTTGCCATTTTTTAAATTTTAAGGGTGATAAGCATTAGCAACATTAGCAGGATTATAATGAGGTATTGGACTGTAATAACTGCCTGAATCCCAATAAATATACATTTCACCATCTCCTGGTGCTGTATTTGCATTTAAAAATATTGTTTGTGCATTTCCTGATCCACCTAAGTTAGTAGATTTGTAAAATATAATTTCATAAGGTGTTTCAACTGTACTAGCATGTAAATAAACTCTATTAGCTATAGGTGTTAAATTTCCATCTTCAGCTGTTACTATAGAACCACTTAATTCACCATTGAAAAATTCATCTTGTGATGTATGAATAAAATTTACATCTCCTAATAAGCTAGGTGTTGAACCAGTGAAACTTTGAGTTATATTAACATATAAATTTACTGATGCTGTACCATTAAATTCAGGCATTACACCTGCTGAGCTACCACTTATTTTTTCTATTGGGAAAGATTGATAATCAGTTGATGATATAAATATTCTTTGATCATTAGATGATGATGGATAACTACCAATAGAGCCTGTATAGTAATATTGAGATTGTGTTAGTTGTGGTACTGGGTATTTGTTTCTTTCAAGTAAATGTTGTTTTATAACAATACCTGATGCTAGATCCGTATGGGCAGGAACCCAATCTTGGATCATTTTAAATAAAGAGTTATCAAAATATTTGATAAGTCTTATATAATCCCAAATATTATAGTTACCTGTATATTTTTGAAAGTATAAATCTCTTAAAGCATTTAAATCAGAGTAAGATGTATCTGATGAAGATACTTGTCTTGGATCACCTATATATTCACCTATATTAAAATAACCTAATGAATCATTTATATCATCATTTATTTCGTTTTGTGGTGAAAAAGCCACTTCAACATAATCTATATTGTTAGTGTAACTACTACTTGCATAATATGATTGTTGAATAGATATAAATGGAGATAAAACAGTATTATTAGGTATATTTGCTTGACTACTAGTTAATGGTAATAATATATTTTTATTTTGAATCTTATCGGATATAGCATTTTGAATACCTGCTGGTACTTGATTGTAATAATTATACTCTACATTAGGAATAAATAAAGCATTAGTAAAGGAAGCAGTATATGGTTGTATAGCAAATGATTGTGTTGTTGGGGTAGAGCCAGTAGAGGCTGGGTGTATTGAGTTTGAGCCGGTGTATAATTCTCCTCCTAGAGATATTCTAAAAATTAAACTATTTTTAGAAGATTGAGATCCTTGTGTTTGATTTCCTTCAACAGAATTAGAATTCATTACATAAGAATTAAAAGCACTCTCACTTAAAGGAACGTTATAATATCTTATTTCTTGGTATGAACCACTAAAGGCTGTGTATGTTTTAGGGCCTATAACACTACCTGTACCAAATATTAATTGGCCTCCTGAATTCCAAGATGAAATACCTGTAAAACTAGAAGATGCTTGAAAACCTATAATATTACCATCCCACCCTTCATATTGCTTATTTTTAGCATATAAAGTATAAGTATTTGAATTTGGGTTATAGTTGGCTAATACTGACCACCATCCACCATTATAAAATGGTAAATAAACACTTGCCGATAAAGAGCCTGATATAAGTTTTAGGTTAGCGTATTGGTAATATGGGTCTATGGTTGAACCATTATAAGATCCACTTGTATATCCTGAACCTGTATATTCTAGTACTATATTAAAAGTACCGTTATTATGTTGAACTAAAGATTGGCTATATGGAATAGATGAAGTAGGTAATCCTGGAGTTTGAAATCTAAATTCTAAAGCTTGAGGGAATCCACTTCCAAATTGGGTAGATGATGCTGTGAATGGTGTAAAAATTTTACTTGTTCTACTTGTATTAAAAGCATAATTATATTCATCTTGCCAGTAATCCCACGTATTTGGATTTTTATCTTTACCTCCAAATTCGTTTATACGTAAAATAGTATCAGGAATACCATATAAAGTAATTAATGCTCTTAAACCTTCAACTGTACCTTTTTTCTTAAGTAAGTAAGGTAAATTATGATAAATACGTTTATATGTTTCAGCATTAATATCATAAGTTGGTGTTGAAGAACCTGTAGCTGAAGCTGTTATATAAGTGTTTATATATTCATATCCAGTAAGAGTAGGTAAAGAACCTGTTGTATAAGGTAAATTAAATAAACTACCTGAAGGTGTAATACCTAAGAAGGCAGAATATAAATCATTAACTGAAAAGTTATTTTGGTAAATTTTAATACCTAAGTCGCGAAGCACGTCAGCTATCAAATCCTTAGAGATCCCGTAATTTAAACGGTTATCTGCGTTGTATTTGTTAGTTATATCTTTTATATAGACCCAAATACTATCAAAATTTTGACCTATCATTTCAACAAATAATTCAAATTGTGAATTGTTAGGATCATCTGTTAAGTATGATGGTATAGCATTTATTAAAGTATTAACATTTAAAGTATCATAATTTTCAGCAACAATAGATTGAGAAGCTAAAAATGCTAAACCAGGAGTTGAATTAGCTCCAGCGTTTGTATAAGGATAAGTTGAGTTTGTTTTAGGCCAAGATGTACTACCTGATTCAAAATAAAGATAATATTCATAACTATCAAAGTTAGTTATAATATCATTAATTTTATTTAACCAAATTGTATTACTAGCAGATGTATAAGTATTAATAATACTAGGCCCAGAAATACTAGCACTATATTGGTATTGTTCAAGTAAAGATAATTTATAATAGAAATTTTCTAAACGAGTTTGAGCAGATGAAAAAAATACAAATTGAGAATAATCTGAATAATCTATATTTATTTCAATTCCTTTTTCGGCTAATAAACTGTTAATTTGATATTGTAAACTTCCTGTACCTAAAGATGAGGTATTTGAAGTTAAAGAATTATAATTTAAAAAATTAGTGGAGTTATTAATTTGATCTTTAACTGCTATATTTAAATTAGGTCCTTTTAAAGGTATATTATTATTTAATATATCAAAAGTTTGATATATATTAATGTTATATGCGCGAGGTACAGCGATTGTTTCTACTACCCAACATTGAGAATTTGTATCAAATTGAGCAGGTAAAGGTTCATATAATTTAATTAATACAGTAGCATTATCTGGATTAGTAGTATCTAGTAAAATATTGTTGGCTATTACTAAATTGTTGTTTCCAAAATCAAGATAAAAATCTATAAATATACTACTACTAGCTCTATAGTTTATAAAATCAGTAGCACCAGCTATAACATTAGTATTAGAAATAGAAGTAGTATTTAACCTAACCTCAGTTCTATCAGTGCTAATTTGTTGTATATAGTATTTAAATGTAGGAGAAGATGATACTCTATTTTTTAGGAAATTATATAATGTGTTATAATTACCTTCAGTATATCCTTGAGATTTTAAATCATTTTCAGGATCAATTACAACATTGTTGTTAATTAAACTAAAATTAGGATAACCAACTACATTTGAATATAAAGTATTACCATTTAAATCAAATATAAAATATTCGATATGATCTACAGTAGGGTCAAAAGTATCAAAAGTATCAGTTATAGGAATAAGACTAATATCTTGGACAGAATACTCTTGTAATTCAAAAGTAGTAGGATTTAGTTGTTGTATGTTTACTATTTCTGCCATCTATATTAAGCGATTGAAGATGAGGTTGTGATGTTTAATATTTGTTGTTGTAAACCTAAATTTTCTTGTCTTAAAGCGTTTATTTCTGTAAGTAAAGATTGTGTTAGGTCATCTGTTGTTATGTTTGCTCCTATATAATCTGAACTTGTTTTAGCAAGGTACTGATGAGAATTGATATCTCCAAATTTAGGGATGATATAAAATAATTGTTGATAATATTCAAAAAATTGTTGAACAGAAATAGTAGGGGTCACTACACTAGAAGTAACAGGTTGTACTAATTGTGTAAATTGAGTGTTAATTACTTGCTCGTAAGAGTTTTTATTAAACGAAGGTTTTACTAATACTATTTGGTCTGCCATTATCCGTTAATAACTTTGAAGTAATAATTATTGTTATAAACAATAGTTGTTCCGTTAATAGTTGTTTGAATTAATATTTCATAATATCTTTCAGGTTCTAAACCATTCATATAAACATCAAAATAACTACTAGTGGCATCACAACTTAATTGTGTAAATTGAGTATCAAAATTAACTACATACTCATTAGTATCTAAATCTTTAATAGCATAATATGATGCTGTAGGTAAAAAATAATTTTGAGTATATAATGAAGATGTTTGCCATACTCTAGGTGGATATTCAGGTCTAGAATTTACTCTAAATCTATTTATACTACTAGAATAAAAGAAACCAGGGTTTTCATTTAATGTTACTGTTGCGGGTAACATATTTAATGTCGTTTGAGTTGAAGAACCTGTATTGTACACATAATCTCGCCATTTAAATTCTAAACAAGGAGGATATATAGTATGAGTATCAATTGAAAAGAATTTCATTTCAGGTTGAATATTATCATTAGGTACCCATTCAACATCTTGTTTAAGTATTAAACCATCCCAAGATATAGAACCTGTGTACCATGCTCTAACAATATTAGATATATTCATGTATATATCTTTGTTACTTGAATAACTAAATACTTGAGATTGAGTAATAGGATATGTATTTGTATTAAACCAAGAAACTGTAGATCCAGTCCACCAATTGCCTCCACCAGCTGAAGAGTATACTGTGTTATATGAAGCTGTAATGCATGTTGGGTAGCTTGATGTTATCCAAGTTGTTGAACCAGAATAATCTAACCAATTCCAACTAACACCGTTTGTAATTTCAGGATCATCTAAATATTTACCTGTACCCATCCCCCAATTACCATAAACAGGAAAACAGTCTATAGTTGTATTTAAATTTAAACCAGTTTCAGTAGCTACAAAACATCTTAAATTAGCTTGCCAAGATGAAGTATTAAGTAATTGGACTGAACTACTTATTCCTATTTTATTTTGTAGTATATCTTCAATTTCTGTGTCTGAGAATTGTATAAGGAATCTACTAACTTGAGGATTAGGTTGGTTAGGAGCAAATGTTGTTAATGTGGCTTCTATAATTTCATCTAATCCTGTATTCATATTAGGAAGTAGAGAATATAATGTAGCGTCTTTAGTTGGGAATATTTTATATACTGCCATGGTTTAATATTATAATGGTACTACTTTACCTTGAATGTCTGTGTTAGGGTATTTTACTTCAAATATAGAAGGATCAAGTGAAGGATAAATTACTTCGTTTGAAGTAGCCGCATTAATATCATAAGCATATGGGCTATATCCTATATTAGTTCCTACTAGATTTGTTATTGTTATATTTTTTACTGTTTGAACTCCTTGTATTTGATCTAATAAAACATATAAATCTCTCAATAAAATAGGTTGATTAATAGACCATTGGTCTATTGAAAAATATGTTTGTAAAGCTGTTATACATTTAATTAAAACATCATTATTATTATTATTAGGTAATACTATTATTTCAAAATTTACACCAATATTAATAATAAAACCATCTTTAATATTAACAGCATCACCAATCATTCTATATTGACTTAAATATGTTGTTAAGTTTTGTTTTAAAGCATTAGATGCTGTTTGTAAATTTTTATTAATATCATAACTTAAAATATATAAATCTAAAACTGAGTTGGATTCACCTTCAGATACTAAAGTACGTTTTGTAGGTTCAATATATGCTTTAGCTACAACTCCATATTCAGCAGGCATAGATAATGCTCTTACTAAATAATCGTCTTGAGTTACATTACGTAATTGAGAAGCAAAATTAGCCATTGCATTTTGTCTAATTTCTTCCACTGTATCTCCATCACCACCACCATCAGCAGCTATTAAATTAGTTACTGCTAATGAATTAAATATAACGTTTGCTGTAGTTGAATTTAAATTAGTATTTAAAAATTTAGGAGTTGAAGATAATGTATTTAAAGTGTTAGAAGCTACATTAGCTATAACACCACCTCCTGTTAAATATCTAAATGTTAATACTGTATTTGAAGGAGCAATACCATATGTTGATGTAAATAAGAAATTTGATGGTGAAAAAGCAGTTGTTAATTTTGTTTTTTCAAATGGTAAACCTATACCAACATTATTTGGATTAGGTGTAATTTCTTCATCACTGCTATTAGCAGTACCAGCACCAAATTGAATTTGAAGTGAACCTGAATCTAAAAAACGAGTAGCAAATCTATATTGAGTTTTTTCTAATTTTAAAAGATAAGGAGCATTACCTTGATTTGTATAATAATTAGGATCGTTGGGGTTAGTATTTTTAATTGGTTTATATATCATTTCTTGACCTAAATAATCAACTTCATTCCATTGATTACCATTACTATCAAAAACATCTAAAATACCAATAATATTAGAACTATTAAGAATTCTTGTATCAAATTTTACTGGAGAGTTAAAATTAAAATTTACTGTATTGATAGTAGCCGATATTGCTTTTCTAGTTTTAGTTAGTAAGAAAAATGTTGGATTACCTCCTGATACTGAATAAACTGTAATATTAGTAGGATCACTTGATGATGATACTGAAAAATCAACTGGATCTTCTACTAGAAATGGTTGAACATTAGTTAAAGTTGAAGTTATAGCTGAATTGGCAGGTATAAATAAAGCGTATGTAAAATCAGGAGCATAAACTGATCCTGATAGTATAGCAGGTACTTGTTGGTAGAAAGTAATTTCAGTATTTGCTACTTGGGTTATATTTGGTTTATAACCAAACATATATGCTAATTCAAATAAATTATTTGTTTGACGAGCATATTGTAAATAGTTTTCTTGAAATTGGTTATCTAAATAGAATGATAAGATATCACCTACATAAGCTGCCATTTCCATAAACATCATACCTGGTGATGTTGGGGTAAAGTCATTGTAAGTTGTAGGGAAATAAGTTTTAGCATAATCTATTAAACTTGCCCTTAACTCGGTAAAGTCTTTATTTATATATTTTATATCTTTACTATTATTCATTATTGAAATGCTATTTGTATTTGATCTGTTATTCCGGTATCTTTTATACTATATTTTAATTTTACTGTTATTGTATTACTATCAGTATCTTGTAAAATATCTAATGAAGCAACCACAATATTAGGAAAATATTGATTTAATTGATATTGTATGTTTTCTTTTAATCCTTCTAAATTACCATCAGTAATTTGTTGAAATATAAATGCTCTTAAACTAGCACCAAATGTTGGATTTAAATACCTTTCAGGTTGATTAGTTAGAAAAAAATTTAATAAATTATTTCTAATAGCATCTTGAGTAGTGTAAGTTGAATAAAATACAGCAGGGGCATTAAAAGGAATAGATACCCCAACCGCAGTTCCCGGTTTAGTATCTATTGGAAATATTTTTTTTGCTCCGAATGCCATTATTTACTCATTAATCCCATTATTTGACTTAAATCAACTTCACCAGCTGGTAAAGCACCATTTATTGTATCTCCACCAAGGTTAGGTCTAAAAGGTATATTATTAGTTGTCGCTGATAAAGTTTCACTTTGCATTTCTTCAATCATCCCACCGAACATTGCTTTACGTTCAGCCGCTGTTAATGTTTTAGTTGGTTTGGAAGGTGATGTATTATTAAACATACTATTATTACCACTAGTATTAGTACTTTCAGTAACAATAGTTGCTTTGGGTGCTTTTACAGCTTCTAGTAATATTTCACGCATTTCTTCTTGAAATACTTCTTTTACCGCTTCTTTGATGATTTTTTTAAATTGTTTTGTGTCCATCGTATTATAAATATTAAAATTAATAAGCTTTTAAATTGTTTGAGTCAATAATTAGTTTAAGTTCATTTATGAGTAATTGAAATTCTGTTGTAAAAGATAATTCTGTTTCAACTAAAACTATACCACTTTGATTTTTACCTACAGCTCTATGACGATTTACTGTTGGAGTATATGGTACTGTTTCGATTTCAATTACAAATCCTTTATATGTTACTTGATTTTGTGTTTGTTGTGCTTTGGTTTGTAATAATGCTATTTGTACTAAATCGGAACTTATAGATACTAATCCAGGTAAAGATGTAGGACTAGTTAAATCAGGAGCACATTGTTGTAATTTTAAATCTATTGCTTCAAGTATAGCTACTATTTGTTGTATATATCCATTTACTATAGAAATGGATAAAGCCGAAGAAGCAATAGAACCGGCTATTATAGGTAATCTAGGTTGTCCTAAATCATCAAATAATAGTTTATTTATAGCATCTTCCAAATCACTTAAAGATGATGCTACAACACCGGGTAAACCGGGAGGTGAAGGTATAATTTTTGCCGCTACAGAAATTGTAGATTTTACTGTTTTTAAAGCTGATATAACAGTTTCAGATATAGCTAAAAATGAAGATAAACCAGTAACAGCTATAGTTAAAGTATTTAATTGATTACCTAAATTATTTAATTGGGCTACTAAAGCATTTCTTTGAGTTATTAATTCTTGAATTTTTGAATTATTAGGACAACCGTCTTTTGGTAAAACTTGCTGTTTTATTTTAGATAATTCAGATTGAGCCAATGTTGCTCCTAGTTCTGTGGCTAAACTTATAGCTATAGGGGTAAATAAAGTATATATTTTTTTACCTAAATTAGTTATAGTAACACTTAACTTAGCACTTCCTTGAGGTTGTTGTTCTCCCGGAGTTGCATTTTGAATAGCTGTAGCGTTAACACCCACAATTCTTGATTGGGATAATAAACGTTGAGCTGTTTCTTGAGCTCGTTGAGCATCTATTTGTTGAGGTGTTGCCATTATGCTGTTTTAACGTATTTTGATTTTGTACTATCTAAATTTATATCTAATTGAGCTAATGTAATTGATAATTGAGAGGCAGCAGCGTTTAAAGGACCTAATGGTACTCCAGGAGCTGTTCCTACAACTGTACTGCAAATATCGGTAAATGCTTTTAAATTTTGAACTAAAGTATGTAATAAGTTAACAGTTGAATCACCTAATAATACAGGTTCAGTAGCATCTTTTGATCCCAAATATACCTCATTTGATTGAATTATAGTGGTAGGAGTATCAATGTTTACAGAAGATACAGCGTTTAAATTAATGGTTTTAGTTGAACTAAGTAAAATATGATCTGCACTACTGTTAAATACTAAACGACCAGAATTTATAATTACTTGATTTCCTGAGTATTGATTTGGGGTAGTAGGTGCTGTTTTGTAACTAGTATAATTTGTAGAAGCCGCATTTAATGGTATTTGTTGAGTTGAGGTAGCATATATTGAAGATAAGTCTTGATTTATATCTTCAGTAATAGGTACCCAACCTTCACTATTTGCATCTACACGTTGACCATTTCTTATAATAGTGATAGGATCACCATTGGTTCCAGTACTTGACCAATTGTTTGGAGTATTTTGAACCGTTGAACCAAATCTTATACTGTTACCCCATCTACCTTCTTGAATAACATCACCTTCAAAAGGTAAAAGTGGATGAATATTTGAACGTTCTTTAAATGTTTGACCTAAATAAATTTCAGTAGAACCATCGGTTACACGTCTAACACTACCTAATTGAGTTTGGGTATAATCTTTTTGTTGAGCAGGTAAAGGAGTATTAGGGTTTGCTGGGTAAGCGTTATGGTGAGGATGGTTCCATAAAGCTATGGAGTTTATATAATATGATTTAGTAGATGAAGTTAATGTTCCTATATTATTATCTGGTAATGTAATTAAGTATACTATTTCATTTATTAAAGGAAAATTTTTAGAATTAGGATTTAATGGTACTGCTGTTGAATATGAAGGACTATCAATTGGGTTATTTACATCTTGAAATTCAATAGTACCTAACCCATTCCATTCACCTAATTCTTTAAATCTAGGATGAGAAGCATCTAATACAATACTTTTAACGCGAACAGCTGTTATAAGTTGTTGAAGATTGATTAATGCTTGATATATTACTCCCTGATCTTGATTATTTAAAGAATGATTAAATGCATCAAATCCATATTTAGTAGCCATGCTTATTTATTTTCCTCTTTAATTTTATCTATTTCAGCTAGTAATTGAGCTTTTTCTTCATCTGATATACCTAAACCATCATCTTCAGATGTTGAGTTTAAGGTACGTTGGATAATGGTGGCCATTTTAATAAGTTGCTCGTCATTTTTAACACTTATTTCTAAGTATTCTTTAATAAGCGGAACTATTAAAGTGGCGTCACCTATACTTTCAATCAACGGTTTAAGCTCAGCTATTAAAGCAGATATTTGTTTATCTTTTTTCTTTTGATTATCATATATCTCTTCTAATATAGAACTAAATGTTTTCTTACCAAAAACTACATTTTCTAAAGTATTCATAATATTTATTTTATTATAAATATAAACATTTAAAAATTTGTATATCCATTTTCTAAATAAAAAACATATTTTTCTTTAAATATACCATATAATTGATCAGCTATCTTGGTAATTTTAGGTGTTTTAACATCTATCATTTCACGAATGTATATATAAAGTGCTTTTTTATTAAATACATCTAAACTATCTCTTTTACGAAATAATTCTAAAATAGCATCGGCTACTTGAGCATCTGATTCTTTAGGAAAAATATCGAATATGTTTATAGTACAGAAATTTATATATTCATTCATAAATTTTGATAAACGTGTAGCATAATCATTATTATCATCTATTTTAT